GACATACTTGACTTTACAGAAAGAAATCCTTTTGGTGAACCGGGAGAGTTTAATTAATGTTTAATCGTTATTTTTATAATTCAGGATTACGTAAACTTACGGTTGCGTTTGGTACAATCTTTAATAACATACAGATACAAAAATATTCTAGCACTGGTGATAGTACACTTCAAAGTGTTCGTGTTCCTTTGGCCTATGGTCCAAAAGAAAAGTTTATGACAAGATTAGACCAACAGGCCAGTTTAGACAGTAGAGAATTTGCAATTGTTTTGCCACGTATTAGTTTTGAAATTACGGGTATAGCGTATGACAATACAAGAAAACTTACAAGAGTACAAAAGTTTAGACACGTGCGTTCAAACTCATCATCAATATTAGACACAAACTTTACACCGGTACCGTATAATATAAATTACTCACTTAACGTTTTTACTGCCACGGCAGAAAACGGTCTACAGATTGTAGAACAGATACTTCCGTTTTTTCAACCAGACTATACTGTTACAATAAATTTAATACCAGAGATGAATATAAAAAGAGACGTACCAATTATTTTAAACAATGTCTCTTATGAAGATAATTACACAGGTGATTACGCAACACGTAGGGCAGTCATCTATACGCTTACGTTTACCGCAAAAACATATCTTTTTGGACCAACCACAACACAAAAGGTTATCAAAACATCTCAGTCAGATTTGTTTACAGATACAGATACAACATCAACAAGAGAGGGAAGAATTACTGTCGTGCCTGACCCTACAAGTGCCGACGCAAATGATGACTTTGGATTTACAACAACTATTGAGTTTTTTAGTAATAGTAGAAATTATAACCCTTCAACCGATACAGACGAGTAAATATATATGCCAATAAATAAAGTAGGTTCAAAAGGTATCGCAGACGGCTCAGTGGCAACTGCTGATTTTGCTGATGGTGTTGTAACAAGTGCTAAACTTCAGGACGGTGCCGTTACAAATGCTAAATTATCAAATACCACAGTTACACTTTCAGGGACTTCTGTAACATTAGGAGATTCTGCTACATTTAATAACGAATTTGTGGACTGGCAATCAGTCATTACGGCCGATGGTTCAACAGGCACAACTGGTGTGGCCGGCCGTGGTTATTTTATTAACACAACATCAGCGGCACATATATTTACACTTCCAGTTTCGGCAACAAGAGGTGATACAATCTCAATCAAAGATTATGCCGGTACTTTTGCTACAAATAATTTAACAATCGCTCGTAATGGACACAATATTCAAGGCGTAGCAAGCAACTCTTTAATTTCTACAAATAGAGCCAGTCTTACATTAGTATATGTAGATGCAACTCGTGGATGGGAATTTGTGAAAGAGTCGAATGTGGCCTTTTTAGGACCAACATACATTTCAGCAACAGGAGGCACGATTACAACATCAGGCGATTTTAAGATACATAGTTTTACAGGTGATGGTTGTTTTGTGGTTTCTACAATAGGAAATCCAGTAGGTTCATCAGCAGTTGATTATATAGTAGTAGCGGGAGGAGGTGGAGGTGGATCTAATCTAGGTGGTGGAGGTGGTGCTGGTGGATATAGAACAACTTTTCCAAGTCCAGGATGTAATGCTGGATCTTTTCCAATAACAGCAACAACTTATCCAATTACTGTAGGTGCAGGAGGACCTGGACCAGGTTCAGGAGCTGGTGTATCTGGAACAGCAGGATCAAATTCAATTTTTTCAACAATTACCTCAAATGGTGGAGGTGGTGGTGGAGGCCTCAACGGTAATGGTAATAATGGTGGATCAGGTGGAGGTGGAGGAGGTAGATATAATAGTGCCTCTCCAGCAACTACAGGCGGAACGGGAAATACACCACCAGTATCACCTCCGCAAGGAAATACAGGTGGACAGAGCTATTTTCCAAATGCAACTGCAAGTGTTCCAACTACAGCATCAGGTGGTGGAGGTGGAGCAGGAGCTGTTGGAGGAAATGCACCAGGACCTGGATTAGGAGGATCAGGAGGAGCAGGATCATCAAATTCAATTTCAGGATCACCAGTTACTTATGCAGGTGGAGGAGGAGGTGGAACAGGAACTAGTATTGGACCAGGAGGACCTGGTGGAGGTGGGGCAGGAGGTGGTGGAGCAACTGCAGCAGTATCAGGAACTGCTAACACAGGTGGAGGTGGTGGGGGTGGAGCTAATCCAAGTTTACAAGCAGGAAATGGCGGCAAAGGAATCGTTATCATAAGATACAAATTCCAATAAAAAATAAATATAAATAGTAAGAAAGATTTACACATATGGCAATTTCAAAAATAGGTTCAAAAGCACTCGTAGATTGCTCAGTAGCGGCCGTTGATATAGCCGATAACTCTATTACAGCTGCCAAACTGGCCGGTTCTATAACCAATGCTAAGTTGGCTAATTCAAGTGTAACAATTAATAGCACTTCGATTTCTTTAGGTGCTTCAGCAACTATAAACGCTTTAGATTGGCAATCTGTCATTACAGCAGATGGTTCAACAGGCACAACAGGCGTAGCAGGAAGAGGATATTTCATTAATACAACTTCTGCCGCTCATACATTTACTCTACCCGTATCAGCAACAAGAGGCGATACAATAGCACTCAAAGACTACGCTGGTACTTTTGGTACAAATAATTTAACGATTAATAGAAACGGCCATAACATACAAGGTGTGGCAAACAATTCATTAATCAACACAAATAGAGCTTCACTAGTTTTAGTTTATGTTGATGCAACAAGAGGATGGGAGTTTACAACTGAGTCGAATGTGGCCTTTTTAGGGCCAACATTTATTTCAGCGACAGGTGGAACGGTTGCAACATCAGGTAATTTTAAAATACATTCATTTACAGGTGATGGTTGTTTTGTGGTCGCTACATTAGGAAATCCAGCAGGTGGTGGGAGTAATGTAGATTACTTAGTAGTAGCGGGAGGTGGTGGTAGTGGAACATCAGGTGCCGGTGGAGGTGGAGCTGGTGGTTATCGTACAACTTTTCCAAGTCCGGGTTGTAATGCTGGATCTTTTCCAGTTACAGCAACAACTTTTCCAATTACAGTAGGAGCAGGAGGAGCAGCTTCAATAGCTCCTTCGTTAGCTAATGGTTCACCAGGAAGTCAATCAATTTTTTCAACAATTACAAGCACAGGTGGTGGTGGGGGAAGAAGTCAAGCTAATCCAACAGCTTTACCAGGAGGTTCAGGTGGAGGAGGTGGGGCACCTAATCTTGGAGGTGGAACAGGAAATACTCCACCAACAAGTCCCCCACAAGGAAATAATGGAGGAACAGCTGTTGGAGGACTTGGAGGAGGTGGAGGAGGAGCGAATGCTGTTGGAGCAAATGGTTCACCTACAGTGGGTGGAGCAGGTGGAGCAGGTTCAGCAAATAGTATTACAGGTTCATCAACAACTTATGCAGGTGGGGGAGGTGGAGGTTCAGATGTTTCTCCATATTCAGGAGGAGCAGGTGGAGCAGGTGGAGGTGGTCAAGGTGGAGGAAGAACAGGACCAGTAGCAGGTTTTGCTGTAGCAGGAACAGCTAATACAGGTGGAGGTGGTGGAGGTGGTGGAGTGACTCCTTGTAGTGGAACAGCAGGCGGTAAAGGAATCGTTATTATAAGATACAAATTCCAATAAGACTTTACAAAAGACTATAAATATGTTATATTAATGAAATAAGGATTATATAATGAATCTAAAAAACTATTATTACTACTTTCAATCAGCATTATCACCAAGATTTTGTGATGAAATATTAAATTACGGCAAAAGACATCAATCACAAATGGCCATTACGGGTGGCGCCACTGACGTCATTCAGACACAGGGTAAACTTTCTAATAAAGACATAAAGAATATTCAAAAGAAAAGAAATTCAGACATTGTTTGGTTAAATGATAAATGGATTTATAAAGAAATCCATCCTTATATACACGAGGCAAATAGAAAGGCCGGCTGGAACTTTGATTGGGACTGGTCAGAGTCTTGTCAATTTACAAAATACGGAGTGGGCCAATACTATGGTTGGCACTGCGATAGTTGGGAAGAACCTTATAGACGACCTCAAAACGCTGACGGTACTTGGCCAATTGATCACGGTAAGATAAGAAAATTATCGGTAACAATCTCATTAACAAATCCAGATGAGTATGTGGGTGGTAATTTAGAGTTTGATTTTAGAAATCAAGTCGATTGGGAAAGAAATAAAAAGGCAGCGATAAAAGAGTGTGTGGAAATAAGACCAAGAGGTTCTATTATAGTATTTCCAAGTTTTGTTTGGCATAGAGTGAATCCAGTTACAAGTGGTATACGATACTCATTAGTAATATGGAATTTAGGTTACCCATTTAGATAGAGATATATTATGAACATAACTACAAATAGAGACACATTAAAAACGGATATTTACTTTGGCTCGCCGGTATATACAATTGAAAAACCAGAATGGTTACCATCTGCGATAAAGGCGACAGATAAATTTATTGCTGAGGCATACAAAAGAGAGGCACCAAAACTAAAAGAAAGAG